GATTACAATGGCAGCATCCCAATACATTGCATTCCCACCTTTATTTGTCATTCTTGGTTGTGACATTGGTGTTAATGCTGGTTGTACTCCAGTTTTATTAATTACAAAGAATGTATTTGTGTAAGGATATTTCTCTTTACGTGATAGTGGGAATTGTTGGTTAATAAAGTTACCAAATTGAGTAGCCATAGCACCAGCATTCCACATAGGATTATTATTTCCTTGTTTAACACTCATATCACATGGAATCGATCCAACTGAATCCCAAAGAAATAATAAGTCGTAAGGTAATTTACCTTTTTTCTGTTCATCAAGTATATCAGCAATAAATGCAGATACATCTTCAATAGTGTTTAATGAAGAACGGTCAACATATAGGAAAAATCCTTTATAATCAACATCTTCTCCGGTTTCGGCATTAGATACAGCTTCAATTTCTAATCCCATCTTTTTAGCATGGGCAAAATCCCATTTCATCTCAGTAATGATAAACACAGGTAACACTCCAAGTTGTTGAGCAGAAACTGCTGCTTCAATCATTAGTGTAGTTTTTCCTGTATCAGATCCTCCTCTAGCTATAGTTACTTGTCCCATTGGCACTCCCGGGATAGAGAGTGCTTCGGCTACTGCATGTGAGAATGGGATCCATCTTTGTTTTTTAAACTTTGATGATTCTGATAGATTTTTAGATTTTTTGAATGAATCTAAATCAAATCCTTTGTTAGAAGATGACCTGATGGCAACAGATGCTGCATCATTTATAGTGTTTCTTTTGGCCATAATTATTCTTTATCAAATAAATCTTCGAACTTGTCAGCTTTTGGTTGTTTTGTTTGTAGTGTGTATGGAGATGCTTTTTCTTCTTTCTTTTCCCAAGGTAAGTCTCCCATACCTGGTGTTTCATCTTCATCATCAGTAGTAGAAGCAATAGGAGTATTGTCTTCTTCTTCTTCAGGATTAGCCCACTTTTCAAAAATTTCTTTTAAGCTTTCGTAAGTGTGTTTTTTATTGATAGCAAAGATATCAGGTTGTTCATCTAAGTATGAACGTAATGCTACTGCATCTTCTGTAATAGGTGTAGTTTTTACTCTTGGTGTAAGAATACATTTTACTACTTTACGACCTGCTACTGTATCGTCTGTTCCTTCTACAATGAAGTCACGTCCATCTTGAATATCGGTAAAATCACCGTAATCTTCATTCATAGCAATGTTCATTAATTGAGTGTAAATTTCTTTACCGAACTCCCATAAACGAACTCCTTTGTCTTCTTCACCTCTTACGATAACAGGTGCAAATACTCTCATTTTAGGAGTAATTTTCTTAGCCATTTGCCAATGGTCTGGGTTGTCTGATTTACGAAGTTTTTGTGCTGCTTCTGCAATAGGATCAGCTTCACCCCAATTAGTCAATGCTAAAATTGGACCTTTAGTGTACCCATAATGGAAATAAACCTCACGGAAAGGAGTAGATTTATTAAATTTAGAAGGCACAATACGAATTTGATGTTTTCCTACTTTAGGTTTCCAAAAAATCTTTGTGTAGTCAGTTTTTTCCTTAGATTGTCCTTTGTTGTTAAAGGACTCTAATGTTTGTTTAATTAAAGATAAATCCATAACGTTTTAAAATTTGTTTATAACTTGTTTTGTGTAAATATAAAAAAGAAAGTTGGGGAATCCAAATTATAGTTTGACTATATTATGAATTTTTGTATGTACTTTTCTTAATCCCCCTTCTTGTGTAAGTAAGATAACATTCTGATGGTCTAACCAATTTACTTTATAATTAGTATCTAATACACCTCCGTTCAATTCTTTAATTAAAGCGTTAAGAGCATTGATTGTGTATAAAGTATTTGATTCTTTTTTACGATGTAATAAAATCGTACTAGGCAATGCGTTTTTAGAGCTAGTATTAATTACATCTATATTATAGGTTAATATAAATTCATCAGTATCCGGAGATTCTAATACAAATATTTTGTTATATAGAATTGAGTACTTATGTGTAAGCGTGTGTAAAGTTTCGTCTAGTTTATCTTGTGCAACAAATGTGCAAAAAAGTTTATTTCCTACCATGTCATTTATAATGATGTCATTAAATTCATAACTGGTGATAAATATCGGGTTGTCTGTCATAACCATTGGGTATCTTATGTTAATTCGTTATAGTTGTTTCCTATTTTTACTTTAGTTGGGTACTTAAATTTAGATATTATTTCTTTAATTTGTGGTATTTCGTCTTTAACGGCGTCTATTAATATAGAATCGTACGTGTATAACACAATTCTTGATTTCAATACTCTAAAATCATTAAATAAATTAAATAATTGTTCAACATTTTGTGATGTTTCGAAATTTTGTATAAGATAATTTAATATTTTTTGAGGATTAGGATTTTCAATGTCTTTTAAACGAAATATTTTTCCTGATGGCGCCGTAATTGAACCCCCGTATTGTATTTCATCCCAAAGATTATCTGTAAACATGTGTACATTCTTAAAGAATGGTCTTTGTTGTAATTCATATCTTATACCACCATATAAATTTTGGAATGTTGTTTCTTTAACTTTTGGTATGTCTTCAGTTTGTAATATTTCTGCTATTTGAGCATAAACATTTGTTTCTTTATCGAATTCATATCCTGTTAAAGTCCCTAACAATCGTGGATGGTAACCATTAAAATCAAACTCTAAATATACATCATTATTAGGAATATAACAAGTTCTTTCACCATTTTCTTTATTTAAAGCAGCATAATTTATGTTGTTAAATGAATTAGAAGGACGACCTGTTAATGTATATAAATTGTATTGAGTATAAGCTCTTCCTTTACTAATTGAAAATTGAGGTGTGTTATGATCTTTATGATATTTAATAAAGCATTCTTTATCTAACCTTATGCCTTCTTTTTCTATTTTAAAGAACACAGTAGTTAATTTATGTAAATACTCAGTATTTTTAATCATATAATTCTGTAGTAATTCGTATAAATTCTCACAATATTCATAATGTTTAGATATAGGAATTAAAGTATTTATATTTTTTAATTCTCCGTATCGTGTATATAAATCTGAATTTATGTTAGGGATACAAGATGATAAGTCTGGTTTGGTTCCATGTTTATCTATGTAATTGAATGTTATATCATTTATTTTTCCTCCTAAAAAATATTTGGTGTGTTTAGCATCTATGGCATATAATTCTTTTTCCGATAAGAATTTTTTAAGAGATTGCCATTTTAAACCTAATGACTCTGTATGATTTATACAAAATATATATCCTTTATCATCAAATGGTTTAACATATATTAATGATACTTCAGATATAGCAGGATGATAATTGTCATTGTTCGTTATAATATGAACAAAACATTTATCAAAAGACGGTAAGTGAGGTAATTGATCTTCTTTTTCAATTATATAAAACATAACCTTATTTATTTTGTTCGCTAAATATACGAATAAAATTTTAGGTACCCAAGAAAGCTGCCAATCCAGGCATTTGTTTATTTACCTCTTCTAAAGTTTGAGTATTTTTATTATATGATATTACTTGATAATTATTACTTAATTTACCTGCTAATTGATCATATGCTTTTTTATCAATTTCTTTAATTAAATTATTAGATGAAGTTAAATCTTTATAAAAGTAACGAACTGGGGAAGCAGTTGAAGGTGAATTTTTATTACCAGAAAGTATAACCCCTGCAGCAGAAATAGCTGCTAGAGTTGGAATGGAACCAGCTGATGCTACAGCGCTAGGGTTTATGGGTAGAGTATATCGTTCTAAAAGTTGTGAACTTTCTATATATTCTTTCCCACTATAGTACTTAGAACCATTTATTACTGAGTATGATCCAATGTATGGTTTTTTAGTATTAGGAAAACGTAACAAGATATTTTTCCCAAAACCGGTTCCATTAGTATATTGATTTTCTACTATTTTGCTTTTTGGTATTGGTCTCATATTTTATGATTGTATAAATGCTCTAACAGCGTCTAAATTTATTACTTTTTTTCCATTTACAAATACATTACTATATTTAGCTATACCTGGGTTTTGTTCTGCTAATTTATGTTGGAAACTTATAGAATTATCACTTCCTACTATATAAGTACTAGGTTTTCCTATAGCAGCAGGATAGAATGTTGCTACATAAAGATCAGTAAGTGTTCTAGGTTTGTCAGATCTAAATCCTAATGATTTGTAATAAGATTCAACAACATCTAGTTGTTGATCTCTTGTCATTTGACTTAAGTTAGATAAAGTATATTGTTTACCACTAATAGTTTTAATAGATCCTCTAGCTACATCAGGACAGAATTGAATTAAACCTACACATCCTATTGAATTAGTAGTAGAAGGATCTAAAGTTCCTGCTGTTTCTTTATACATTACTGTTAACAAATCAGATTCACTAACTCCTATGTTTTGTGCTACTGATTTTAATTTATTTGCAAAATTTGGTTCGTTTTTAACAGCTTCAAGATAAGCTTCAGTTTGGTTTGAATAAATAGCACCAATTCCTCTCCCTCCTACTCTAATTATAGTAGCATCTCCGGGGTATTGATCATTATTCCATTGTTTCCAAACTTCACTTCCTGTAGATTGTTCAAATATTATTGGGTAAGCACTTATTTGTGTAGTCCAATCATTATCAGATATAGTATGTCCTAATCTTGTAACAATATATGCTAATTTTCTACCAGATACACCTCTATATCCTTTAGGTACAATATCTTCATTAATTTTAAATAAATTTCCTATAATTATACCTCCGATACCATCTAAGGTAACTTGTAATTCTGTTGGTATAATTGTTTTAAATCTATTACTTCCTACATTTTCTTTATCTAAATGTGATAAAAAATCTCTAAAAGAAAAATTTAAACCACCGTACACTAAATTAAGATCATCTTCAGAAGATCCATCTGAGATGGTTTTAAAGTATTTCCACATTTGAGTTAAAAATGGTAGTATATAAGTTGTTGCTTCATTTGGTTTATCTAATAAATCATTTTTACTAGTTAATTTTTTAGGAATTAATCTGTCAGAAATACCTTGATTCCAAGCAACTAATGTAGCATTATCATATCCTAACGTACCAATACCAGCAGGATCTTGAGCACTAATAGCTATAATTGATCCCATTTCTGGAAATATTTTGGATTGAAAATTGTATTGTCTTACACATGAGCTTAGGTTGTGCATTTGTAATGTAAATAATTCATCTTTTACATTTAAAGGATCTTGAGTAGAATTAATATCTATTATTCTTCCTATAGAATTTCTATCATCTACTTGAAGATCAAATGTATTTAAGTTACCAATACTATTTTGAACATCTCTTAATATTTCTTGTAAATAATCTCTAAGAGAAATAACATTCTTAGTTTGATTATCATTAGCTGCTAAATTTCTAGATATGGCTTTATCATAAAGATATTCTAAATTAATATATATATTTCCTGTAATTCCAAGTTGTTTTTCATTAATTCCTTTTACATCTACTAAAAATTGTTTAGAGGCTTCACTTTTTCCAGCTTGTTCTGCTTGTTCTGCTATTTGTTGAGCTACTTCTGGTAAAAGTCTATTTACTAATTCTTGTAATTGATCTGATAGAGGAACGGCTTTTATTATTTGAGTTAAATTCTTTTGTGCGTCTTCTCTAGTCCATTTTGTTCCTGTGTTGTCAATAAATACAGTGTTATTAATAAAAGTATCTTCTGTAAAAATTAATTCTATATTTTCTCTTTGTCTTACAAAACCATCTTTATTATATGTTCCTTGAGGTGTATTATAAGCATAATCAAATAAACTTCCTACTTTAAACGCATCAGAATATTGTTCTAAATCTACTTGAGCGGTACCAGTAATTACTGAGTTTGTAAAAGATTGTCCTCCTTCAAAAACATAACGTAATAACTCGTCTCCATTTGCATTTTTTTCTAATTTTACATTAGTTATAGCTTTAATAAAATCATCAGCTAATGTCCTAAAATCTTCTGTTAAATTACCATTATATCTATAAGTTATAGTATCTTTTGTAAGAGAGGTAATAAGACTAAAAGCAACTCCGGGGTTAGTTAAAGTTAATGTATTTGCGGCCGCTGTTGCCTCTAGTAAAGAAGTTCCTGGTTTTACTGTTTTTCTGATTTTTTTTACAAATCTATTGTAAACATTATTTTCATAATCTCCTGTATTAAATTCTCGTCCTAATCGTTTAGCTTCTAAAGCTACTTTTATATCAGGAGATACATTTACATTAGATACAGGTTGTTCATTTGTTGGAGTTTGTATTTCTAAACTTTCCCAATTAGGGTTTTCAACATAACATACTCCTAAATTTGTAGATAATGATAAAGGACTAGCAATACATTTAAGAGGAACATTAGTTAAAGTACCATTAGGAGCTTGCTCGTTAGTAGTAATTTGAACTAAAGGATTATCTTCTTTAGAGCCATCTTTTAATAGAACATGTTTATTTATTAAATCACAAAAACTTTGTAATGTTATATAATGCTCATAACTTGTTTCTCCTGTACTTAAATTTTTAGCTAGACCTCCTCTATTATTCTTTTTAGCACTACCTACTTTTTTTCGAAAAACATCATAAGATATATCATTATCAGGTACTTTAAAGTTAGCACCTATAACTCCTGTATTGCTTCCTGGTTTTACATACTGGTAGATTTCACGGATCAATCCAGGGATTATACCTTGTTTATAAGATTCTGGTATTAGTGGTGAGCTTGTTAGTCCTAGTAATCCTTTACCGCCTCTATCAAATGCTTTAGTATTAATAGGAACCCAGTTACATTTTAATGATTCTAATACTTCTCCTAAAGATATAATAGATGTAGTACAATCATATCCACCATCATCACGAGCTGACCAGCTATAATTTTTTACATATCCTAATAAAGCACTGTAGCTTCCTTTACTTTTTTCTATTAGGGCATGTATATCTTTAAAAGCATCATTTAATACTAAAGGTATTTTTGTAGGAGTTAATATATTATATCGAGGTAATACACCATTTGCTTTAGCATAATCCCATCCCATTTCAAACAATACAGTATATCCTGGGCGCATATAAAGTAGTTCTAGTTCCTCTAATTGTTTAATATCCCAACAAACAAATGATACTGTTGCTTCTTGAAGGGAACCGTAAGCACCTTTAGATTGAATAGAAACATTAGTAATACCAGGCATAGGTTTTATACCTAATCTATTTGTAGCACCTCCAGCAGTTTTATTACTATATGTATTAGAAGCACCGCCTAATCCCGATTTTAACGCGAAAATATCGGTTACTTTATCGCCTTTAGTAGCCGTGGCGACGTTTAAGATACCGCCTTGTAAAACGTAATTTTTCGCTAAATTATTACTACCATTAACATTAACTCCAGACGTCATCCTTACCCAAGCTGATCTTGAGTTTAATTGATGGATAAAGTTAGGGTTACGAGTAAGCATACCCGCTTGTCTTCGATTTAGTTCTTCTTTAACAAAAGGCTCAAACGTTTCTCTAAATATAGACATAACTTATTAATTTGTGTTATTAAAACTACTTAATACTTCATTTATATCAATAGGAATTCTAAGTTGTGTACCAGGTTCAGGAAACATAGAACCAAATGTAACTCCATTATTTACTCCCGATATAACCCACCATAACGAAGCATCATTATAATATGAAAAAGCAAGTAAATCTAATCTATCTCCTACTGTAGTAATAACATATATATCACTTTCTGAGGGTGGTATAGGTGGAAATTTTTTTGCTTTGTAATACTGTTTCCCAGCACCAAATGGTGAATTAATATTTGTAGTTAATATGTCTGAATTATCGTATATCATAATTTATGAATATATTAATTGGTTGGTAGTTTTCCAACAGGAAGTATACCTAAATTTTTAATATTACCTACCGTAGAAGTATTGTACATAGATGTCAACCACGGATTATCTTCTGTTCCATATTGATTTGTTTGTCTATCAGCTACAAATGCTGGTAAGTTACTCCAATTTTTAAGTGGGTCTCCAAATGCTGAAGGGAATTTACGTGGTAAGAAATCATGTATAGGAGCATAAGTCATTTGTATAGTCATTACATGTGGTAATTCATATAATGAACTTCCTACTTCAGGTTCATCTAATGCTATTTCCCAAGGTGAATCATTACCTATAGTATATGTTAAATTTTTAATTATACCTGGTTGTCTAAACATGTAGTCTCCTAATGTTAATCTCATATATGGAGCTCTCATTACATTATTGCTGTAATCAGGCATTGTGTTTGAATAAAGATAATTTAGCTTTTGCCACATTGGTTTTAATTCTTCTTCAGACATTGCTGCTACCTGAAGTGTAAAAGATAAACTACGTTCAAATCCTTTATAAATGTAAAATGGTTCTCCTCTACCTACATAATTAACTGTATTCCATGTTGGGTTTGGTGTGTCTGTTATATCTTTAAGATATGCTCTAAATACCATCCAAGCACTTGGACCTGTTGGGTTATCATTATTTACAGCTTCAATTCTAAATTTAATTATATCTCTAGTACCATATTTTTTTCCGTTTATTAATATTGCAGTATTAGGAGCAATATCAGATAAAAATACAGGTGTTAAATTTACACTGTCTTTAGCACCATATCCTTCAGCTTGAGCTAAACCTAGTCTGGTGTCTATATTGTTTGTACTTAAATTTAATGATCCATTTCTTGATCTTCCTGTAGGGGTAAATTTAATAGGAGTTGTAACTGTAAAAGTTTCTATTGAATTTCCTACAGGAAAAGGTATTTTTACCTCTGTAGGTAAAGTTACGTTACCAATTTGATTTTTTTCTTGTTGATCATCAATAGCTTTTTTTAAAGCATTATATGTTTTACCATCAGCAGAATACTTAATAACATTTTGATCAATTTGGCTGTTTGGAGTTAAATTGTTATTTCTACCTTCTTCAGGTATAAGAAAATGATTTTCTTCTTCTATTAAACCTGGGAAATTGTCGAAATATTGGAGTGATACTCCTTGAGCATTATAATAGTTTAAATTTAAGGAAGGACGTATATATAACTGTCCTAAACTAGAATAATCTGTATTATTAGCATTATTCCCTTCTTGATCTATAAATAATGGAGTATCTAATGGTATATAAGGTCTAGTATTGTTAGTTAAAGTATTATAATAACGTGGAATAGTAGTAATTCCTATACCATCAACAGAACCAGGACCACTAATATAACGAGCTATATCGGCATTTTCATTAGGTTCTAATTTAGCTTTTAATCTAACTAATCTATTATTTTTTCCTCCATCATCTTCATTTAGAGGATCGTTGTTTCTAGCAACAGCTTCATATTTAGCACTATCTGATTCGATAGGTAATAAACCATGTCTAACAATATGACCTCCAAAAGCATTAACAGGTACTTGGAGTAATGTATTAATACCCCCATTGTAAATACGGGTAGCACCTATATTAGCATTAAAATTATCACCACCTCCAAAAAGTGTACTAAAGTTTCCTTGTAATACATTGTTTAAAACAGCCCCAGCACCTCTAGGTGCTTCCAACTGTGGGTTAGATAACTGTAGTCCAACTTGTTTAATAATAAACATTGGACCTCTAGGTGGATCTTTAAGAAATTTACCTATACGAGCAAGATCAGTAACAGAAGCTCTTGTTGCACCAACAAATCCACCACGTATTAAACCACTATCGGAGTTCCATATGTTTGTAGATTCAACTTGTTGTTGAAGAGCTGGAGGAATAGCAGTGGTGATATATGGTTCACCACTATTTCCTCCTCCTATTGTATCATTTCCGTATCTTAAACCTCTTAAATTAGTTAATGTTGCTTGTTGGAATATAGCCATTAATTAATTTATTATGTTGGTGGGTTGTCTAGATATTTTGATCCAGGTGCATTTCTGAATTCAGCTGTATTTGCTGGGTCTCCTTCTTCTAGAATTGATGGTGGTGGAATGTATGGTACGAATCCGGCACCAATTGCTCTAATTGCAGGATTTCCATTAATTGAATATTCATCATGACGAGATCCTGGAGGGTTTGGTCTAACGTTAGGTTGAGCAACTGGTGGTACTTGACCTCCGTCCCATCCTAGGTTACTTGTTCCGTTTTGTAATAAGTTTAATAATCCCATAATTATGTTGTTTTAATTGTTTATTATAAATATTTAATTAGGCCAAGGTATAGGTACCCATAATCTGAGCTGTTCCGAAATTTTGGCTATCTACGTTAAATTTAATGTCAGATTTTTTAGTATATAATTGTCCTACACCATCTTTAACACCTTTCATAGTATCATTAAGTGAAGCAATAGCATTAACTACTGATGAATTATCTTGAACAACTGCGGCTGATTGTGGTCTGTTAATCATATCACTTATACCAGGTGCCACTGCTATTTCATCATTTGGGCTTGGTTCAAATAATCCTCCTTCTGCAGTTGATATTAATGTTTTACCGTTTGCATAAGACATATCACCAATTTGTGTTGCTTGTTGTTGAGCGCTGCTGTAAGCCGCCATACCCGCAGCAAGAGCTGCTACTACTAATGCTGTACCAACTCCAAAAGAAATAGCAGCATTTGCTGTTAAAGCACCAGTTGCTAATAATCCTGCTTGAACTGCTGCTCCAGCTAATCCTATTATTAATTTAGTCATAGATAAACCTGCTATAGTTCCTAAAATAACAGATAAGGCAGCAGAATTATCTAATAACCCAGCCATCATTTCAGCTAATTGTCCTAAAGGACCACCTGCTATGTTAGCAAATAAATCTTGCATTTTTTCCATAGCAGCATTAAATTTATCTTGAGCACTAACTGCTTCTAAACGTTTTGCAGCTTCTTCACCTGCTAGAGCAACTACTTGTTCTCTAGACATGTTCATATATTGTTCTTTTAATAACTGATCTGATAATTCATCTGTTGATAATCCTAATGCTGCTGCCATTTTTTCTTGAGCAATAACATTCATGTTAAAAAACTTATTAAAATCAACACCTTGATTATTAAGTTCTTTCATTACCGTTGTTAAATCACCCATTAATGAAGCAGATCTTGCTCTTTCTAGATTAAATTGTTGTCCCGTTATTAATTCTGCTTGTAATTCATTTTCAATAGATGATTCAAAATCAAGTAATGCAGATGCTTGTTTTTTAGTTGTTTCTAGATTAGTTCCTAAAAGTTTTGCTTGAGCAACAGCTTGTGTTAGAGCAGGAACACTACCTTTAAACATAGCTAATGTTTGACCAGATATTTTACCTACTTCTTCAAGTACTTCTCTTTGATCTAATTGTATTCCGTATTGTGAAGATAAAGCTTGTGATACTCCTAAAGCTGTGGTTTTAGTTTCTTCTAGAGTCATACCATTAGCTTTAGATAATTTAGCTAAACCACCAGCTGCTTCTTCACTTAATCCTATCTGTTTAGTTAATTTTGTAAACTCAACAACAGCATCATCACTAAAACGAGCATTAAATCCTAATTGTTTACCTAAAGCAGCATTAGATGCTACTAAAGCATTAGTAGTAATAAGAACATTTCCAGATGCTACTGCTAATTCATTAAATTCATTTCTTACTTGGTATGCTTCATCAGATGATAACATCAAACCTTTTTGAAGTTGGGTAACTTGATTAGAAACATCAAATGCTACTTTTTTTAAGAAATTAAATATTGCTACAAAAGGGCCTAATAAACTTTGAATATCTTTAAATTTTTCTCCTAATCCTTCAACTGTATTAGAATATGCTTTTGCACCTGCTACTAAAGTTTCACCATCTTTAATTAATTGTTGATACCCGGCAATTATAGCGTCATTAGCTTCTATAATTTTTTCAGTAGCTGTAAGTAGTTCTTGGGTTTTATTTAAATTTCTTTGATTTTCTCTGGATATACTTTCATATGCTTGGATTTCCTGTTGAAGCTCTTTAACTAGATTTTTATTATTATCTATTTGAGTTTGTAATAGCTGGCGTTGGATTACATTAGCATTAACTTTTTGGGCTTCTTTTTCAGCTATTTCTCGTTGTAATACATCTATACTATAATCAGCTTGTCTAATTTCTGATTTTATTTGAGATTCGTCTGCTAGTAGAGTATTTATTTGTTTTTGATAATCTAGTTGTTTTTGATTTACTTCTGCTAAATATTTACCTAACTGACTAGAACTATTAGCAGCATTCTCTATATATTTTTGATATTTGTTTTGAAGTTGATTTAATTGGTTTTGAGCTTCTTTTTCTTTTAATTTACCCGCATAAAGTTTATCAGTAAGTCCTATAGTTTTTCTAACATCACTTTCTAGTTCACTAGTTAAACGACGAGTCATTCTAGCTTCTTGTGTTAAGCTAGCCATTCTTCCTGCTAATCGTAAAACGTTTTCAGAAAGTTGACGAGAATAGTTAAGGGTTTCTCTTAACGAATCGTTATAATCATCTAGTTTATCTTTATCAAATTGATCTGCCATAAAAATATATTATATGAATAAATATGAAAAGCCCTACTTTCGTGGGGCTTTTGCTGTGTATGTTGGGTTGATTGGTGGTTTAACAGTTGTTGCTGTTTTAGATTGCATCATTTTTTGTTGCTTTTCAGCGTCTGTTTTTTGTTTATCGTAATGTTCACGAATTTTATGATAAATAAATTCACGATACATTATTGGTAAATTATATACTGTATCCCAATCGTAACCACCTTGTCCATAAAAGCATATTTCATGGATTTTAGTGAATAAATATTCTCTATATTTGGAAGTCAGGCCAAAAAAAGCTAACCCCGATAGGGATAACTACGCCCTCCTGTACGTATCCATCCTTATCAATAGTGATTGTAGTGTCTATATCTGGAGATATCTCGTAGTAATATTTTTTAAATGCTCTTGAATCGGGTGCTAAAAAGTAATTGTCTACAAAATCATGGATTGATACTTTGTCTGTTTTTCCATTAATAGATGTTATCATATGTTTTAAACGTGTTGTGTTTTCATATGAAGCATTAGCATCTATTTTTTGTAATCCTTTAATTTCAGCTTCTATAGATTTTTCATCTTTACCTGTTAATAACTTAAAAGTTATTTTATTTCCTGATTTAGGAAAGGTAAAATCAAATTCATTTTTACCTTGAACAAATAACGCTTCATCTAATGGTTTTTCATCTAATTGAGTTAAATCAACAGTATATTCATCGTCTTTACCTGTTACTTGATTTTTAAATGAAAATGTGTAATCATGTCCATATCCTAAAATACGAGCAGCGAATAAAATAGCATTTTTATCTCCTGTAATTAAATCATCTAAATCAATAGGTGATACTACTAGAGATTTTAGTAATTTATCAATTGCTGTTCCTTGTTTAATAAAGTTAATATTAGTTAAAATATCTTCATCTTTAGCGCTCATATAGCGCATTTCAATTTCACCTTTAGCTAATAGTGATGTTTCAGGATAAACAAGACCTTTAGATGGTAAAGTAATAATTTCGGTTGGAAATTTGAAATCTGTCATAAACTTAAATTTTATTTTTATATATATAAATATAACGAAAGAATGTTTCTTATAAAAAAACCCAACATTTCTGTTGGGTTCTTTATATTTAATATAATTCTTGTATTAGTAATTCAATATACAATAATCCATTCCAATTGTTAGAGTAAGGTTTACGGCTTCGGTATATGTTGACCAATCGTAATCATCAAAGTTTCCTGTTTTAATGAAAGCTCCTTTGATTACCCACTCTGATACTACGTCACCAACTGGACCTAATACGTTGAATGTTATATCTTTTTTATAGAAATCCGAGTAACCTGCTCTACCTGTAATAGATTCATATGCTAAACGAGCCCATTCCATTACTACCTGAGCACCTGATGGAGCGATTGGGTCAAATAATGTAAATGTCATGTCTCCCCATAATCTTTTCCCACTACGGATTTTTCTATAAGTGTTAATGTGATCTAGAATAATTTCTCCATCATCAAAATTTACGGCAGTTACTCCTTTGATTATATATGATGGAATACCGTTTACATACATTATAAACCTGTTTGGAACTTTAGGTTCATACTGGGTAAACATCATTTCGTTTGCGTTTAATATAGGCATGTTCTCTGTGTATTTATTGTTTGTTTATTATAAATATTAATTAAGATGGGAATTCAACGCCAGTTGGTAAAATTGTGAAATCTAATATTACGAATTCAGCAGTTTTAGTTGGTTGGATATAAATTTGACCAATTAATTGATTTCTATCTACTACACTTGGAGTGTTGTTTGACTCATCCATTACTACCTTATAAGCATATAAACCTTGTCTTTGTACCACACTGTCTAAATATGGATTGATTTGGTTTAAGAATGCATTTCTTGTAGTAGCAGTATTTTGTTCAAATACTAATCCACGAGCTACACCACCAATATATCCTTTTAATGCAATTAACAATCTTCTAACATTTACTCTATCTAAAGCTGTTGCTTTTTGTTGTAATGTTTTCTGACCAAATACTACAACACCATTTCCAGGGAATGTAGCTAATGGGTTTACATTATCTAAATATAAGTTGTTTCTGTCGTTTAATGATAATCTTCTTTCAACTCTTGTTACATTTGGAATACCACCTCTAGTAATACCTGCTGGTGCAAACCAAGGCGCTGCTACTTCATCATTGAAGGCAAATACACCTCCCATTAATACTGAAGAAGGAACCCATACTAATCTACCCATTGCTGAACTAAATACTTGACACCATGGCCAATATGTTGCTGCGTAGCTTGAGTTTGAAGCATTTGCTGCTGTTTTAGCACTTGTTATTGAACCACCATAAGGTACTGGGTCAACTACTGCTAAAGCATCTGCTCTTCCTTCACACAATGCGATTGGATCAGCTCCGTTTGAACCTATTGCTGGTGCTGAACCTGCACTTAGGAATAAACCTGGGGTCATTAGTAAGTTAAACTGATATTCGTCTGTGTTGTTTAATAAATTTAAAGCTGTTGCATAATCTGCTGCTGTAAATCCTTGAGCATTTGTAGCTGCTGTTGTTATGTTTTCAAACATAAACTTACCTAAGTTAGTATCAGCTATACCACCATTAAATGCTCCAGCTAATGAACCACTTCCTAAGTTTGGTAAACTTCCACTGTAAGATGCAGATATATAATTACCATTATTATCAAATGTGTTATATTGTGCTTGAGGAACATCTGCTACTCTAACATATCTTGAAGCATTTGGAAAATCACCTAAAGTATCAATATATCCTTGACCATCTGCTACTGAGTAAGTATAAACTGGTTTAGTATTACCAATTACTCGGGCAATGTAGTTAGGTTGATTAACATCCATTGATAAGTTATTCCATGTTTCTAAAACATTAGGTTGAGCAGCATTATCATTACCACTTCTAACTAATAAAGTAAATGTACCTCTTGCGTAATCTACCTGATTAACTTCCCAACGAACATTAGTAGCACTTCCTGTTACTAAAGCCCCTGAAGATAATACACTTCCTGAGTTATTCATTTGATTACCCCAAGCTAATGTTTCTAAATAGAAACTTGCTGATATTGGTAGTGTTGCATTGGTTGATCCACTAAGTGGCACACTTGCTGATGCAAAGCTATTTAACGCTGATGAGCCTGTTCCAGCGTGAGTAATTCTAGTTACTAATAACGTGTTTCCACCGTTATCAAAATAATTTTTAGCTGCTAATGATGTAAAATACTCGTAATTACCATTAGCACCGCTTTCAAAAGTAGTTCCAAATTTTGCAATATAGTCACTATACGTAGTAACTAATGTTGGGATGTATGGAACACCATTAACTGTAGGACCTATAAGCGCAGCTCCCGCTACGATTGGGCCTTGAGTTACTGCACTCTGGTCATTTTCATTGGTGTAAACACCAGGAGAAATAATTGCTTCTGCCATTTTATGTTATTGTTTTTAATTTCTAATAGAGTTTGTTCTAATAATAAATATTCTAAAAACCTTACAAAACAACATTTATTTTATTCAAGAGCACCTGTTTCTAAATTAACTTGCTTATCACCGTACTTATCGCCTAATTTTCCTACTATTTCTAATCTTTTTTCATTTACTTCGTAAACTAGATTAGATAAACGGGTTTTTTCTTTATTTAAATTTTCTAAATCTAAAGATAATAAACCTAAATTAAATACCGCTGTTTGGTATTCTTGATAAATGTTTTTGAATTCTTGTAATTCTTCTGATGTCAGATGTGTTGGATTTTCTGTTTGTTTTATCATAATTATAACTTGTTAT